GTAAAAAATTCGAGGTATTAAAATGAATCTAGATAACAGACATCTTCAAAGTATACAGACAAGTAAAGCCTATTTAAAGAAACAATTAGATGAAGAAACCCGACCTGAAATAAGGGAAAAAATCCAACATTATATTGATGAATTAAATCGTGAAGAAACTCGTATACTAAACGAGAAATATAAATTAGGAGACCCTATACAATGAATGAAGTTAAATTCAAAAAGCATTGCTTAAAATATATTCGTTACAGTGCAATACTTGAACACTTAAAATCTAGTGATGCAAGCTGGGGACAAATGAGGGAAGTAACAAGGATAATGGAACAAATCATTGAAGACATGAAAAAAGAATTAGATAACTAATATATGGGGAGTAACATTATGAGTAATAAAAGATATCATCTCCAAACAGATGCTGAGAATAGTATGGATTTATTATATTTGGAATGTGATGGTGAAAGAGTACCTGGTATTCAATTTGTTTATTCTCCAAGTGATATTCATCAATTAGAAGAGTTAATAGATTTGTTAAACAAGAAAAATGATGAATGTATTACTTTAGACAAACAAGTTGAGTTTCTACATGATATGGAGAAGTTTCTTGAACGTAGGAATAAAAGACAAGCAAAACAATTAGAGAAAATCTATAAACTAATTGAAAACAAGAAATGGGATAAATTATACGCATTATACTGGGATACACATCAAGATTACGAGGAGATAATATGAGTATTGATTCAACAACAAAACTATTAAAAAAATATGATAAAACATATGTCTCTGGTGAAAAAAGAACAAAAGACACTGAAACAGAACATAAAAGAAAACAAACAAAAGCAGAAAAACATCGAATAGCAGATGACCTGATAAGGGAAGCTGATAAACTCTACTTAACAGGAGATGATATAAATCATGTACATTACCTGATAGATAAATTCACTGACTTCAACAAACTTCACAGGAAAGCATCTAACGAGAAAATAATATTATCATTCATCTGGTATACTTACAAATTAAACAATCCTAAAAGAAGAATCAGTGAATATAGTATCCTGAAGAAGTATGGTTTAACTGAAGATATCTTCGAGTTAATATCAGTTAGAATGTTGAAAGTTGCACTAGCCGAATCCCTGATTGTCCCGAAAGGTACATTGAAATACGATAATAATATCTTATATAAAACTGGGGTTAGAAGATAATCACGGCTAGTAAATCCCATATAGTATGGTGTAGGAGAATGAAAAACATACAAAACAATACTCAAACAATCCAAGACTCTGATGATGAATTGGACATTAGCATCATTGAAGACCTGGAAGTTTGTCCACATTGCAAAACAAGAACAATTGTATATGATGAGGAGAAATGTGAAGAGTATTGTACAACCTGTGGCTACATAACAAGAGCATCATCCTGTTATGTAGCAGGAAACAAGATAATCCTCCCTTATGGGTTGATTATCATCTAAAAATCCGACGTCAGCTATAAAAGCATTTTGCCTTTTGCATTTTAACTAAAATATTACACTCTACGGGAATAATATAATAACTGTTTTCAAATATTTTTTTTCATTTTTATAATCTCCTTAAACGGTTAAATGAAGTTACTCAGGAAAAAAAATTTAAACACATGGACTAAAATGATTGGTAGATAATATAATTATAAAAGTTTTTTTTACCTATTTTTTACTTTTTATATTACATCTACTATCATTTCCTCATAAAAACTTTGCTACCATTAAAATATTGTATCTTTTTACAATTTCAATTATTAAAAATAAAATCCAGCCATTCTCCTACAAACATTTTCTTATTAAAATTAAACTATTAAAAAAAATATCACCTATCTTTTAGAAAAAAGGACCATTAAATAAAGAGGGGTCCTTTTCATTATCATTCTCATAAATTCATTAAAAAAAACATTAAATAGGAGGGGAACACATTATGGTCCAATCATACAAAATCAAATCATACATAGCCACAGCAATCGGTGGAATAGCAACCTGCATCAGCATACTAGGAGTAGATCAACTACAAACAATCTTCCCACAATTCGGGAAATATATTCCAGTACTCTTCGCATTAGCAACATGGTACCTCTCACAAACAACAGAAAACAAGAGAGTAGATGTAGCTGAAAAATTAGCAGTAATAAAACATGAAGCAGAATTAAACTCCACTATTGACCCTGCCGCAGGATATAATACAGTAAACACTAATGATGCAGCAGGTGACCAGATTGAACAATAATACTACACATCATTGTATCCATGAAGAAAGACTAACAAATATCGAAGTCGATATAGCAGAACTCAAAACAAGAATGGATAACAAGAAAGATGACATACACAGCATCAACAAAGAATTAGTGCATGACAGACAACAACAAATCGAATTAATAGAAAAGGTAACAGAAGTGACAGTACTACTAAAAGCAGGACAAGAACAAAGAGAAGCCAATAACCGAAAATTCGAAGACCTAGAAAAAAAAGTTGATAAACTACAAGAAGACCTAACCAATACAAGAAATGATATGACAGACTTCGTAGCGAGTCAACGAAGTTTCAGGAACACAGTTGCAATAGGAGCACCAATAGTAATTTCAATCATCGTGGGAGTATTATTCAAATTCATATAACCCAATTAATATTTTTTTCTTTGTAAAGTTTACAAAACAGTGTAAAGTTTACAAACATTTACAAAGATTTACATTTACAAACAATTTGATATGTGGTAAACATGGCAAGAAAAAGTAAAGTTGAAACATCCCCCCATTATAATGAAATAGTGGAACTCCTAGTAGCAGGATATAGTGGAAGGTATGTTTCAGATTATTTGGAAAATGAATATGGTGAGAAGATAACTCACACCACTCTGATTAAATACAAAAAAAATAATTTGAATGTTAAGGCAGCGGTCAAGCAAAAAATTCTAGAGAAAGAAAAACAAAAAGCCGAAGCCGAAAATAAACAAAGTAACAAAGAAGTTCAAACCCAAGAAACTTTTGAATTAGCTGCAGATTACAGGTTCAAAGACATTCAAAAATTAGATGATTTAATTTCTCAAGCAGAATCAATTAATCTCGACTTGGACAAGAGACCTTGGGATGAAGAGAAATATGATCCATACAAAGAACAAAAAAACAAACTCAAATTAAAAGAGTTGGCTTTGAAAGCAGTTAAGTTGAAGTATGAGTTAATTGATGAAGATGAATTGAACGTGAATGTTAGGAATGAAAATGTTATAGGGTTGGCTGATTCAATTGAGAAAAGCAGGCAAAAATACCTCAAGGAAATTGAAAACAAATGATTATTTTCATTATGGTGACTGGGGTAAAACTGCATTGAAATTCTTATTCACATCTGATGCATGGATTAACATAGCAGATGGAAGTGTAAGGTCGGGTAAAACTGTAGCATGTAATGCAAGATGGATAGAATTCCTAGAAAAATCTAAAAGTGAAGAATTCCTTATTAGTGGTAAAAGTTCACAATCACTTAGAAGAAATGTAATCCGTCCATTACTGAAAATGTTGAATAATGAAGGCAAAGATTACATATTTCACAAACGTGATGGAGAATTAGAAATAGAAGATAAACTCTGTTATGTAATGGGATTCAATGATGAGAAAGCTGTTGATGTTATTGCAGGTATGAGTGTTGGTGGATGGTATGCTGATGAGATAGCAAGATGTCCACGAAGTGCAGTTGAAATGGCAATCAGTCGTTGCAGTGACATTGGAGCAAAAATGTTCTGGAACACTAATCCAGACAGTCCCTATCATTATATTTTCACCAATTATATTAACAATAAAGAATTATTAGAAGCAGGAACAGTGAAAACATTCAAGTTCCTCATAGATGACAATCCTAATTTAGACCCACATTATGTTGCTGAATTAAAACGTGTAAATCAGAAAAGCGAAGTATTCTACAAAAGAAATATACTTGGCCAATGGGTTATTGCTGAAGGAGCAATCTATGATATGTTCTCCCCAAAAAATCATGTATTTAATAAAACACCATTCAGTATACAAGACATTAACATTTGCTGTGACTATGGTGTTTCAACAGTCACAACATTTGGAGTAATGGGTATACATAAAGATGAAACTCATGGTAATACTTACATGTTACTCGAAGAAACTTATTATGATAAAGAAATTGAAGGAGTAGCTCAATCGGACAGTGAAAGAGTAGATGATATAGTAGTATTACAAGACAAATATGGATTAACCAAACAGAACACTATCTTCCTACCACATGATGCTGCTTCACTTAAAGCCGAATGTCAAAAAGATAAACGGATAAAAATGCGAGTAGAAACTTATGCTCCTGATACTTATGAAGATATTAAAACAATACAAAACTTATTTGCGAATAATCGCTTGTTAATTCATCAAGATTGCACAAACAGTATCAGCCAAGCACAAACCTACAGTTGGGATAAGAAAGCCCAACAGAGAGGTGAAGATAAACCATTAAAAATCAATGACCATTGCCCTGACATGTGGCGTGGTGGAATATGTGGTCCAATGAAAGCTGGTAGAAGAAACATTAATGCAGCGATTATTGAATTATAAAAAGAGGGTAATGTAACATGTCCATAGGAATTTATCGAATATCAAATAAACATACGGGCCAAATGTATATTGGCCAATCGATTAATATCGAAAATCGGTTTATGCAACATAAACGGGGGGATGGTATTGACAAAGGGTCTTACATTGATAATGCAATCATAAAATGGGGTAAAGAGAACTTTACTTATGAAATCATTAAACTTTGTCCTAGAAGATATTTGAATGGATTAGAAAAATATTTTATTCGTATTTATAATACTTACAAAGACCCTCATCATTATAATCTTACTCCAGGTGGAGAGAATCCACCATCATGGAAAGGCAAACATCTTACCGATGAACATAAGAAAAAGATTTCTCAATCCAACAAAGGTAAAATTCGTTCTGATGAAACTAGAAAAAAACTATCCAAAATCAAAAAAGGTAGGGTACTTCCAGAGGAACAAAAAAAGAAAATATCAAATGCTTTAAAAGGAAGGGTATTTTCTGATAATCATAGGAAGAAAATATCTGAAGCAAAGAAAGGCCCAAACAATCATAACTGGAAAAATTATGCACGAATTAATGCAAAAAACAGTAAAGCACGAGGATTAAGATATTATATCAAATTTGAAGGTAAACATTTGAAAAGCCATAAAAAGTTAGATTATCTTGTCAAATGGTTTTTTGAGAATTACCCTGAAGAACCATTACATATTGAAATTAATAAGAAAAGGAGGTGAATAAATGGGTGTTAGAGAGTGGTTACAAAGAAATATAAATGACAAGTTTCCAACAAATAGGTCTAACTCACAAAATTTGCTTTATAATCAACTGATGTCAAATTATGGATGGAGTTTACACCAATCGGATAAACCATTAGGTGATTATGAAATATACTACAAAGCAGGTAAAAATGTTTTTGTTAATGCAGCAATCAATGCCTATTATAATCAATTATTATCTAATGGTTTCACGATTAAAAATACTAATAGTGAAATCATAGATATTCCAAAGGTTAATTATTTAACTGGACTATTTAATGCTCCTGAAGGATTGAAATCTAATATCCGTTATAGCCAATTTCTAAGACAAGTAGTGCATTCATATTTATTAACAGGTGACGCTTTTATTGAAATATCCTATGATTCAATTTATGATATGGATATTATTAATGGATTTAAGTACATACCTCCAGAATTGCTCCGATACTATACTGACACTGAACAATTTGGTTTCATAAACAATTCCAATCTTAGATATGAACCTGATGAGTTGATCCATATCTATGACATACCATCAAGTAAAGATAATATTTATGGTGAATCCAGAATTGACACTATTGGATTAGCATTAAGCTTATTATTCGAATCTTTGAAGTATAACAAGGATTTCTTTAAGAATAAAGGTTTAGACCCTAATGCAGTATTATCATTTGATAAAGACATGAATGATAATGATTTCATGGATGAAGTCACTAGACTTGGAATCGAAGCTAAAAAACAGAAAGGCCGTGGAATGTTAGCTGTTAAAGGTGGTCAAGTATCAAGTGTTAATAGGAATATGCGTGATGGTGATTACACTAACTTATTATTATTATGCCGTAATATCATCTTGAATGGTTATAACTGTCCACCATCAATTGCAGGAATAGTTGAAACCAGTAACCTATCAGCTAACACTATTGACTCAGAGATGAGATTATTCAAATCCCCAGTTAATAGTGTAGCTGAAACTATCGAGGGAGCGTTTAATAATGCTTTGCAACGTAATGGTTTCCAGGAATCTTTCCATTTTAATCCGATTGATTTAACTGACAAGATGGAGGAGACTCAGATAAGATTAATGGAACTGGAATCTGGTTTAAGAACGATTAATGAGATTCGTATCGACATGGGATTGGAAACTGTCCCATGGGGTAATCAACCTTTGAATTATAATAACCAAGGTGAAATCGATGTTGATGAACCTGATACTGGTGATGCTGAAGTTGATAAGGCATTATCATTAATCAATACTACTCGTGAACAACTCTACAGGAGTTATCAGTATGGTCTTGAATATTAATAACTTCTGTTTACAGTTAGATTACCGTACACCATTCAATCAAGAGGAACAATCTTATTATAATCATATCTGCCAAGGATTGGACAGACAATTAGCACAAACTGTTGAATGGTTACAATCCAGTGAAGCTAAAGAATTCTACAATGAAAGAGCCGAATATTTAGAGTGGCTCTGGAGTCAATATGATTTAGAGAATCAACTGGATAATGTGATTAATTATAATGCTTCATCATGTGACCGTTTCATGGATAACTTTTATCATAGCGGGGCTTTGATTGGTTATCAACAATTAAAACGTGGTCTTGCTTATACTCCTGCTGATGAAAAGACATTGAATGCTATTCGCTTAACTGATTATGGTTTCATTAAGAATTTGAATAATGACTTGAAAGATTCCATCCGCAGAACTATTTTTGAAGATGTTGCTCAGGGTAAAAGTTATCAGAAAACTATTACGAAGATAAGACGATTACCTTTGGAACCTGTGGCGAATGGAAGATTATCTCCTGATGTTCGTGCAAGGATGATAGCAAGAACTGAAAGAGCAAGAGCAAGAGGTTATGGTACATTACAATCTTATGCGAATTATGGTGTTGAATACTATGATTTAATACCACGAAGCAAAGGAGCATGTAATATTTGTTTGGATTTAGAGAAAGGGAATCCTTACAAGTTAACTGACCCTACAGCATATATTCCAATCCATCCTAATTGCATTTGCAGTATTGGTCCACATATACCTGATGGAGAAACTTTAAGCAGTACACCAGTTGATTTCCCAGTTAGTATTGCTGATTATGTTGATTTAACAATGACTCCGCCATCACAAAGAATATAATAAGAACAAACTATGAAAGGATGTGATTAAAATTAAACAACCTGAGTTTATTTTACAAAGTACGGTTACACCTAAAAATTCCAATGACGACACCAAGATGGTGTTAACAGGAGTTGCATCAACAAGAAACCCAAGCCTTTACGGTGAAGTAATGAGCACCAGTGCATTAGAACAAATGTGTGCTGATGCAATAGGATTACCTATACTCGCCGACCATAAAGGGGAGTTAGATGCTGTATTAGGTGTTATCGAAAACGCATATATAGAGAACGATGAATTGCATATAGATTTTTCTATATTACCTAAGCATCAAGCTACAATCCAAGAATACCTTGATAATAATATTAGTCTTGGATTATCAATTGGTGGATTAGCTCAAGTAAACTATGACACTAATATTGTTGATTCTATTACGCTTATTGAAGTATCAATCACACCTGTACCTGCTAATAGGGATTGCCACGCTACAGTAAGTGTCAAGCAGAATATTGTAAGTGGCGGATGTTTATATGGTGTGTGCGATGCATTAATCAAACAGAATTTGAAGGAGGATGAAAATATTTCCGCAAATGAAGAACAAATGGAGAAAATCCAACTAGCAAAAACTGAAGACCCAGTACCTGCTAAAGAGGAAACTCCTAAACAAGAAGAAGAAAATGATGAACCTTTAACTGCAGAAAAGGTTAAAGAAATGATGGATGAAAGATTCGCAGAAGAAAAACAATCTATTATTGACACTGTCCTAGCAGAAGTTAAAGACATGTTAAACAATAAAAACCAAGAAGAAGATGTTAAACAATCTGCGGAACCACAACCAGTAGACACACCTGCTGAACCAACAGTTAACATCGAACTAAATACAGATGAACTCGTTGAGAAATTATCTGCCAAAATCTTCGATGGTTTAACCGAACGCAGAGATGTATCCAATACTAAAATGGAACAATCCATACAAAAAGAACCTGAACCAGTTAAAGAAACTAAACAGGGCATGACTCCTGAGGAAGCTGCGAAGATGATGGTTCGTAGCATGGAGGACACCGACCCAATTACAAGAGCAATCAATCAAGCTTTAAACCAATAAAAAAAATTTTTTTTATTAATGGAGGTATAATACTATGCCAGAAGAATTAACAATGAAAGACGTTATCACCAAATTAGACGCAACTAATATTGAATTAGAAGAATTAAAAAGAACCTATCAGGAAACTGCTGATTACCCAACCAGTACTCAAATCGAATACACTGATGTATTAAAAGTCAAAGCATTCGAGAAAGCACCTTTCTTCAGATTCCTTGAAGCAAAAGGCCAAGTATTAGATAATAAAGCAGCAATTGCAGGTTACTTTAATGTTACTGAAGCAGCAAACGGTGCATCATACATTGATGAATTAGAAGATGTTCCTGGTGCAACTAAAGAAACCATCTCAGAGTTAACTGAGAAAATGAAAACCATTGTAGCACCAATTGAAGTATCTGACTTATCCCGTATGGGTAACACTAAATTTGATATCTTGAAAAGACAAATCGACCGTAAATTCTTGGATGTATTGAACTTAACTGATGTCACTATGACTAAAGGTTTAGGTACTGCTGCAGCTAAAGACTTTAAAGGTATTGAGAAGATCATCTCTACACATACTGATGACTTATCATCCAGTGATGGTAAAATCTCCGAGTCTGTTATTGATGACATGTTACGTGACATCTATAATGATAATGGTTACACTGACTTAATGTTAGTTTCACCTAATGTTGCTAAAATGTTAAAATCCTTAACTGCACCTTACAGAAGGTTCAATGATGCAATTGACATTGGATTAGGTCACAGAGTATTCACCTATGAATCACTCTTAGGTACTCAAATTCCTGTTATTGTAACTCCTAACTTCACTGACCCTAACAAACAATCTAATCCTACTGACACTATCGCATTAATCGACAGTTCAAGTTTAGAGTTAAGAAGGTTATTACCACCAACACTCTTACAAGGTTTACCTACTCAGAAATTAGCTGTACGTAATGCTATCGCAGCATTCCAGACTATGATTTGTACTGGTGAGTTCTGTAATGGTATGATTACTGGAATCACTGGCTGTGAAAGTAAATATTTCGATGAATAGGATTATTTAGATTCTATTCTTCATTAAATACTTTTTTTAAGTAAAGGATTGATTTTTTATGGCTAAAACATTAGAAGATATTAAATATTTTATTGTACCTGAATTATATGAGTATCTCTCTGGTTTGGATGCTAAGGTTAATGGTGATGATACTGAGTCAGGTAATAATGCTGAACCTACTGAACCTACTGAACCTACTGAACCTACTGAACCAGCAGACGATAACAACGGATAAAAAAAATAGAATAATTAAATGGATTTGATAACTAATGGTAGATGAAGAAACAATACCTTATGATGAGGAAACACCAACCGATGAAACCCCATCAAACAACGAATCCTCCATTATAAGTATTGAAGAATTAAAGAAACGTCTTCATCTAGCAGGTGTTGATTATAGTAAATATACTGATGAGGATTTACAATCCCTTATTGATTTGACTGTAGAAAGCATCGAAGCTGAAACAGGTTTACCAATAATTAATCCTAGATTAATCACTGAATATGATGATGAGCATCATAGTAAATATTATGAAACTGATTATTATCCTATAATCTGTTGTGAAATACAATTAGATGGAGAGTTAATTGAAGCTCACCGTATAGATTTGGATAGAGGTATCATATATTTCAAACCACACACTAAAGGTGAATTGGAAGTGAAATATAAGATACAATACACTAATACTCAAGTCTTGACTTCATTAATATCTAATATGATTATATTGACTATTGATGGAGATACTGTTCATGGAACATGGAATAGTATTAAAGAAGGAGATGTATCCGTTACATATGGTGCAGGTTCAGGTGGATTGCAAGGTAAAGTTGATAAAGCTTTGGATGAATTAAAAGGTTATTATAAACCACGTGTAAGGCTGTTGTGATAAACATGGTATACTATCCGAATATGGAGATGGATATTTGTTCTTACACTGATACAGAAATTCTTGATGCATACGGTAATCCTGAAAAAGCATATGTCTTGCGTGAGACGGTGCCTGTTGATTTGCAACCATCAAGTAGGAATGACCGTTTAACGGAAGCAGGTGAACTATTGCAGGATACTTATAGGATGTATTTGGATGTGACTGTTCAAGTAGATCCAACTGATGTTTTCCGTGACCCTGAGGGTAACACTTACACTATCATTGGAACACCCATCACAAATAACAGGTTTAATCTTACTCAGCATAAACGAGTGGAAGTGCAGAAGACAAATAAACCAATCACTATTACTGAAGAATAAAAAGTTGATTATTATGCCTATCACTATCGATATAAAAGCGGATAAATTATTGAAAGATTTATCTGATGATTTGGTTGATGAAGAGGGTTTAATTCGTGAGTTAACTTTGAAAGGTGAAGGTTATTGTAAGAATGAATCACCGAAAGATACTGGAGATTTAAGTCGAAGTATTAGTTCTCGTTTTGAAGGTGACACTGGTATTGTTAAAACAGATATTGAGTATGCTCGCCATGTCATTTATGGTACTAGTGCTCATGAGATAACTGTTAAACATAAAAAAGTGTTAAGTGACCGTAACAGTGGTAGTACACATAAGAAAGATGCTATTTATGGTAAACGTGTAATGCATCCAGGGACCCGACCTAATAATTTCCCAGCTCGTGCTGTGAAGAAGGTTAAGGGCGAGATACCAAGTATTGTACGAAAATATATGAGGTCGAAATCATGATGAAGATGGAGTACTTTATTCTTGAAATATTGCAAGGGAAATTAAAACTTGGTGATGAACCAGTTCGTTTAATTCAAGCACCACCACAGTATAATAATGTCCCTTGTTTAACCATTGATAATAGTGCTGGTACTCGTACATTGAACAGTAACAAAACTAATATTTCTGTTGATGGTAGGATGCAAGAAGCAATATGGACATTATACGAAACAGATTTACGCTTAGATATCTGGGCATTAACAGAACAGACTAGACAATCACTAATCGAACAAGTACAACTATGTTTCAATAAAGCATTAAGTGATCACTATGAATACTGTACCAGTTACAATGATAAAACCTGTGAATGTATCGTAGAGTCACCTGAATATGCACATGATAAAAGAGCTGTTAAGAAACAATGCCCATATCCAAATGAATTACCCTATGAGAACTTATGGAGCAAATACAATATCGACATAACAACTTTCACATTAAATCCTGCTTATGATATAGACGAATTAAACGAAACAGAACCTATTTTAAGGAGCCGTTTCGACATTAGTTTTAATTACGAAGATTATTATGTTATCGGAGGAACAACCTCAGAGAACTTATTAAACAAAACGGAGGACACATCAACATGACTAAAAAGAAAGAAGACAAAAAGGATGAAACCACAAAATCATCTAAAGAATGTTTGATTGACTTAGTGGAAGAATCAGATATTCCTTTATGGAAAATGATGATGGATTTATCCTATAATGGATTAGATAAACAATTAGAAGAAGAAATTATGTTAAGACAGTTAGGTGAACCAATCAAACCAACAATCACTAAATCTGAATTCAATAAAAAAATTTTAGGAGAGTAAAATCACATGGCTATAGAAAAAATAAGTGGTGTATACCTCGATGAAGAAGTCGATTACGAATTAACTGGTACTGGTAGTAAAATCCCTGTATTCATAGGTTTAACAGGTAACACTGGAACTAATGATTATAAAGTTGACGGTACCAATGTAATGAAATTTACTAATTACGATGAATTAAACAAAGCAACCACTGCAGGAGGTATCGGTGCAGTGGATTCTAGTGCAACCACATCAACAAACCTTTTAAACATGGTTTTAAGGAAATTCTATCAAGAAGCAAAATTAAAACAACCTGATGATGTAGGAGTACCATATATCTATGTCATTGATGTAGGTGACGGTACAAGTAAAGCTGCATGGGAAAAAGCATTAGAAACAGCATTAATAAAAAACGATGCTGATATACTTGCATTCATAGGTACTGAAAACATTACTGATGGAGATAAAACCTACAGTGTTGTTGATTTAATGAAAACAGTGAAAATAGCATTAAACAGTAAATCCAATACTTTCGAAATATTCAATGCATTCTTCACTAAAAAAGATGCAACCGATGCACAATTAATTGCTTTAACTGATGCAACAAATGGTATACAAAAATCACGTATTGGTATCATTGAATGGGATAATTTCAATGTAGGAAAAAGTATAGCTCGTATCTGTTTAACACCATATAATACTGAAGTAGGATTCTTACCTTACAGAAGTGTTGAAGAAGGTGAATTCCCAGAACGTACAGGTGCACAGAAATTAGCGTTACAACGTGCAGGAATTATTTTTAATCATGATGAAATCGTAAATGATGAAATTAATCCAAGAATGAACCGTTGTATTGCAACTAGTTACGCTGCAACTAACAGACCTGCTGATGCAAGATTCCATGCAAGGTTCATTGCAGACGAAGTATTAAGACAAATCTATGCAGAAGCATATCCATTCATCAAAGCTAATGATACTGCAACTAACCTTGTTAAATTACAAGTTAAAGTAGATGCTGTTGTAGATAGTTTCATTCGTAGAGAAGAATGTGTCGCATGGAATAAAGACACTGAAAAAGGTACAAGATTAATCGTACAACCATCAGCAGAAGACCCATACGACATGGAAATTGTAGGACCAATTCAACCAATTAATTCAATTGACACAATACTCGTAAAAGAAAAAATTAATACTGCTGCATTATACAGTGGAGGTAGTTAAATATGGCAGATAAACGATATTACTTAGCACAGTTCGTTATTGATGGTATTGATGAAGATATTCGTTGTAATGAGTTTACTGTAACCATGGAAATGGATGCTGAAGAAAGAACCGCAACTAATTCACATAATCCATATGATGTGGATTATGGACATGAAACTATCACTTGGAGTTGTGATGAAGTTGATCCAGTATTCCGTAAAGACTTGAAAAGAATATGGGATGAACAATTAACAGGTGCTCCAAGATTCACGATTGCAACATTTGATTTCAATAAACGTACTGGTGAATTAGAACCTGATGATGTATTATATGAATGTTACATTACAAACATTGAGAAAACATCTGCTAACAAACCATTCAGTATTGAAGGTGGATGTTTAGATTATAAAAGAGACTAATTAACTTTTTATTGGTCTCTTTTATTTTTTTTAAATTTTTTTTTGTAAGGTGATAAAAAATGGTAGATGTTGATGTCAAGGCTATTGAAAGAAGTTTATTAAAAGATAAATTTCCTGAGGAAGCCGAACAAATAATTGGAGTAGATGGACTCTCTGATTATGAAACAAAATTATTGAATAAATGTATTCATCATAATCCTATAAATGAAGATGAATTTACTGATTTAAAACGATTATTAAATGATTATAGACCATATATATCCACGTACAAGCCAAATGAAACTTTAGAGGCTGTGGATAAAACTAAAAGAATCATTCAAACTGAACAAGATTTCTTGGATATGGTTGATAACACTCATAATGAATTACATATTAATATACCATTTCAAGGTGAATTATACCCTGTAGACCTTGAAATATTACCTTTAGAAGATTCACGTATGATTGGACAATTATCTAAACATGTGGATTTATTCAAAGGTTTGGAACCTGACGATATTTTATTGTTCAATGAAGCTCAGCAGGGAAAAGAATTAGATGAAAAAGAACAAGCAATTGTTGATAAATTAACACTTGAAATAGAGGAACGTGCATCCGAGAATAGGATGGAGCAAATCAATGATTTACTTGCATCACAAACAAGACTAAAAGGCTCAACTGCTGATTATCAAATAAGATTACAATTTTGGAAGAAATTTAATTTCCAAGCTAAATTTGCTATTTATTTTAAAGTTGAAGATATACTTGGATTAAACGAGGACATAACTAATCGTTTATTTCGAGATGTCTGAAAGCTATTGGTTTGAAATTTATTTCCGTGTTAGTAAACATTTGGGATGTATGATTTCAGATGTAATACGGAATAAGTTTCATCCTGATTACAAGGTATTGATACATAAGTATCATGTTCAGGCACAAGCGGAAATACGTGAAGCGGAGAAGATTCGTAAAGAGTCTAAGAAGTATAAACATTAAATACAAAAAAAGAATAGAAGAGGTTTGCTTTTATGGCTACAATTAACGAAGAAGTGCTTATTCGATTTAAAGGGCAAGATGATACTGGTAGTGCTTTGAATAGTGTTAAAAGTAAAATAAAAAGTTTAGAAAAGGAAAACACTAAACTAGCACAATCCTCTGCGAAACTTAATAAATCCTATGATACTAGTGGTTTAAATCGATGGAATGTTGCTCAAAGTGCAGAGTATAAAACATATCAGCAAAGAGCAAAATATCAAGACCAATATGCTAATAAAATATCCGCTAATAATCAAAAAATTGCAAAGTTAAAACAACAAGAAGCCAATGCAGTCACTAAAGCAAATAATCAGATAAGCCAATCCTATCAAAGAATGGGTGGAGTAGTATCTAGTGCAATGGGTATGCTCGGTGGAATGATTGGTTACGAATTAGTGAATGGGTTAGTAACTGCAGGCCGTGAAGCTATTAATGCTAGTCAACAATTTGATTATTTCGCAGGCCGTTTAGGTAAATCCAAAGGAGAAACAGAAGCATTCCGTAATGAAGTCAAATCAATGCAAAAAGACTTCAAGAAAGTTAACATGGAATCCATTGGTTCTACAGCTATGGATATAGCATTACGTAATGGTATGCAAGGAACCACAGAGGAATTAACTGAAATTACTAAGATGAGTGCGGTAATGGCTTCTGAATTCAAACGTAATGGTCGTACAGAAGAAGATTCCATTATGGCAGTAAATGATGCATTGGATGGTCAATTCCGTAGGCTCCAGGAGATTGGTATCAGTCAAGATGATCTAAAAAATAATGGATGGAATGGAGATATCAATGATAAGATTGGATTAGTTAAAGCTTTGAATAAGACCATGGAGCAAATGGGTTATGATAAAACAGCTAAAGACATCACCAACTTGGATGATGCTTGGGCGGCCTTAACTGTTAGTGGTGGAAACTTATTGAAAGAAGTATTAATCCCTATGATGCCCGCATTCTTATCTATTATTGATGGTTTAACAGATTTAGCCAGTGGTTTCAGTGAAATGCCACAAGAATGGAAGAATTTCATAAGTTATGCTATCGCAGGAACTGGAGCATTACTAGTTTTCAGTAAAGCAGTAGGTGGTCTCAGAGGAGCATTAACTGGTTTGAAAGGTTTCAGTGGTATCTTTGGAAAAATATTCGGAAGTGGAACTGGTGGCGGTGGTGCTGCTGGAGGTGCTGGTGGTACTGCTACAGGTAAAAATATAGTTGCAACATTAAAAGGATTGAAAGGATTTGGTCGAGCATTACTCGGTCTTGTACCTGATATTATAATGGCCGCAGCTGCAGTAGCTGTTATCATCGCAGTAGTATTTGCATTAGCAGCGGAAGTTATTGTATTAACTAAAGGAATCCAAATGCTAATTGATGCAATGGATTTCGGAGGCATAGACTTAAAAGATGACATTGAAGGCTTGAAGAAATTAAAAGAAGCCATGTGGGAAATCGCACAGATAATGGGTGCGATGGCCATTGCTAATGTTGCTAATGTAGTTACTCAATTCACTGGTGGAGTATTAAACCTTGCAGTTAGTTTGAAAACAATCAAAGACGCATACAAGAAAGTAGCTGAAGCATTAAAAGACATTGCAGGTATGGAGGATATTAATCAAGCAGGATTAGATAAACTCAAAAAGATTAGTGAAGCTCTTAAAGCTGTTGGTGACAGTATGGGTGCTTTAAACCAGTTAAGTGGTGGAATGAATATTAGCAATGCTATTAATGGATTTGTTGCATGGTTAACTGGTGGAGAAGCAGACCCTGTTAAAAATATTGATACTGTAATCAATAAAATAAAAGAGATTGCACCGAAACTTGATGGTCTTAAAAATCTACCTGATATCGATGCGAGTGGTGTTGATAAAATCCGTAAAGTTGGAGATGCAATGAAAAGTCTTTCCGATGCTATGAATGGAATGCAAGGTTATAGTGGTGGAGCATTAGGAAGCATTATGGATTGGTGGAATGGTGATCTGTCTGCTCAAGTGGATAAAGCGATTAATCAAATCAATCAAGTAGGAGCCAAACTTCAAGGTATCGGCTCATACACAATACCTGATTTAACATGGATTCAAAGAGCTACAACTGGAATGCAATATATCAGGAATGCTATGAATGTATTCAGCCAAATGAGTGGAATGCAAATAGACACTACTGTTCCTGAAACTGTTGGTCGTGCTGTTACTGCAGTTAAAATGGTTGCTCAACAATTACAAGGATTACAAGGCACAGACATTGGAGATATCAATTCAGTAATTTCCAATATTCAGAATGCAATCAATAATATTAAAGCAACATTAGCTGCTGCTAATTTCACTGCAGAGGGAACCAACATAGGTACCAGTCTTGTTACTGGTGTTCAATCAGGTTTAAGTGGAATGCCTGGTGTTATAAGTACTGCAAGTAATCAAGCAATTGACACTATGAGAGGAATCATACCTCCTGGTGCAAGTGCTGTTGCTCAAGAAGCAGTTACCAGTTTCCAATCAGGATTAAATGGAATGGCTGCTGCAGTCAGTACGGAAATGCAGAATGTGGTTAATGCATTCAATAACAGTAAAAGTGCTGTTGCCGCTGCAGCAAGAGGTGTTGGTGATGCAGCATTACAAGCATTTAAATCAGCTTATAATCCTGGAAGTCCTGGTGATTATAGTAAAGCGATTGATGCGGAAATGGAATATGTTAACCAATCCATTCTTAACAGTAATAGTATGTTAAGTAGTTCCATGTATCGTTTAGGTAACAGTATGTTATCTGCTTTCAAACGTAGTGATTATAGTGGATTGAACAGTCAATATGCTGGAGCTAATGGTGAAAGAAGTGTGGGGAACACTTATTATATTGGTGAAGGTGCATTCAGTATTCATGTTAGTGATATGACTGACCAAGAATGTAAATCAGTGATTATACAAGCATTAGAAAGCCTATAAAATGGAGAGTGTGTTTAATGGTACAGATTATTAAAGATAACTTAAAAAACATTTCTAATCTTGAGATAGACGGAGTTTTGTTTATTGTTGAAAACATATCATATACTAATACTCTTCCTAAAAGGACTTTAAATCGTATGAAGATTATTAATGGGACAGAAATAGTAACTAATGGGGAGTATACTCCATTGGAATTTGAAATAACAACAACTATTAATGTTCCTATAAATCGTCCAGATTATTATAATGCTGCTTTCACCGAATTACAATCTAAGATATGTAATGTTGTTTCACCATTAATGGGTTCATTCAAAGCAGAGTTAACTGTTAATTATGAGCCTGCAACACCTGAGTCAATTAAAGTCCGTATCCAAATTAAAGAAGTACCTGATGAGTTTTCTAATATTCCTGGTGAAAAACTATTCACAATTCCTGATGATAAACTGGAAACGGAAGAGCATAAAAAAGAACGTGAGAAAGCTAAAGAATCTAAAAAAGATGTGGATTACTTGGTGAAAAAAGCTAAAGAACTTGCGAAGGGGAAATGAAGATTATGTATTCTAAACCAACACAAGGTTCCTCTTCAATTCCTTTTTTAAAGATTTTCAAAGTAGATTTTGAAAACTACGAACCATATATTCCTATGGGTGGGGATTCATCTGAAAAAGATGAAGACAAAGAGAAAAAAGAGGAAAAAAAGGAAGAAACTGAAGAAGAGGAAGAAACTGAAGAAACTTCTGAAGAAGAAAAACCCTTTGATTATCAATTAGGTGAAATACTTGAAGAATATTATTATGGTACCTTCACGAATATTGATTATGAATTTGACTATGAAGACATAAGCTCATCAATCAATATCAGTATACCAAATCAGACAAATGGTTTAAGATTCTATAAAGGTGTACAGGGACAATTTTTCAGTGGATGGTTCAATGATGAAACTGTTGTAACAATGGAGGATATTCCTTTAGTGAATAGATTATTCATTGAAGATTTAACATTCAGTGAAGATGGAACACAATTATCCTGTAAAGGTGCAGATGTCTTGTTGGAAGAGGAATATCAATTTGAATTCACTCAGATGAAACGTTCTAAGATTCTTGAGGAAATGATAAAAACTGCAGGACTAGAACCTGTGGTAGATCCAACTGGTTTAATCGATGATGTTATAGATTATACGAATGTTAGTAAATCAGATGATGACAGTGGTAGTGGTGCTGATAGTGATAGTACTGATTTGAATAAATTAGTTAAAAATGCTATAAAAGGGAAGAAAGGCAAACGAGAAAAGGCTGAGGCGGTGCATAATGCATTAAGAGATTCATGTATTAAATATAAAACTTATAATAATTTCAATTATAAGACTGTGAAAGAATGTTGGGAGCATCGTCAAAATCCTGGTCTGAATTGTGGGGATACAAGTCAGTTAACAGTGGGTGCAATGAAAATTGCAGGATTAAAAGCAGAAACATTGTTAACAAATGACTCAGCTCATTTTATTACAAGGATTGAAGGCCAATGGTTTAGTGATTTAGTTTGGAGTGAAGGTGCTTGTAGTAAAAGACCTTTTGATGCGACATATCACAATTATAGAAGTGGTTCGCCTCATCCTGGTCCTGCAGGATAAAAAAAATGGAAGGGTTTGATTATTTATGGGTAAGAAAGTAGTTACTGATTCAAGGGTTAAAAATAGTTTAGATTCTCATTTCAAACGTTTTCTTGATAGTGAAAAAATTCCTGAGCAAATCAATAAGAAGATAGAGGAACATTCCATTAAAAAAGGTATAGTGAAAGAAGTCTATCATTATCTTGATACTTCATTGGTTGAATTATCAAATAGTAAGACTGTTGAAGCATATCATTTACATAGGACTCTTGGAAATATTGTTGACTTATTCACTCCTATGGGAGACCAAGTAATTAGTGAGACAAAAAATGAACCATGTATAATACCAAGATTCCAATTAAAATGTTTAGTCGCTGAAGTGGGAAAAGATGAATATATTCTATTAGGATATTATAATCCTAATATGACAGGTTCTTTTAGTCCAGCAGAAAATGGTCATTATCTCATAAAAACACTAACTGATGGATACCAAGCAGGATTAGACATATTCTCAGATAACATTAATATTATCTCCCATCAAGGAGCTTCTTTTACTGAAGCAGATGTTGATAAAAACACTGATATTGTTTATGCTAACAGTGAAGATACATACACGAAAGATGAAGTGTATAAGAAGACTCAAACCTATAATAAATCCGAAGTTGATGACCTATTAAAGGAAATATGGGATTATATTAGACCTGAAGAAGATAAGGATGGTGAAGAGGATGGCGGATAAATCAACAGTAGTTGTAGGATGTGATATTAACACAGGCCAAGATACTGCTTTCCAAAATGCAGTCTGTGAAAAATTGGAAGCTGCAAATTATACTGTGGAGAAATTACCAATTGGACCAAACCATTTCGCATCATATTCATATTCAAGTAAATCTCAAGGAAAAATTGGTGTATTCATTATTGCTCCAGCAACTTTCAGTATAGCAGACTATCATTATGGTGCTAATAAGAATAAGAAATCTTTTAAGATGGGTGTTTTTGGTATTCGTGCGGATTTCAACAGTAAAATGAAAGGAGATAATTGGGATAATGTACCTATTGGTAGGGATGCGGATTATCGTGGATTACCCACGGATATTGTGGGTAAAACTTTCAAGCAAATGAATGAAATGTTGAAAGATGATACTCGTATCGTGAAAGGTGGGACACCAGAAGAAATGGCTAAAAATGTATTAGCCGCTCTTGGTGGTACAGTAAAAGATGATGAAGGTTCATCCGCATCAAGTATTAAAGATGCTATCAAGGAAGTTATGAGTGCATGGGATGGTGAAGTTGAAGCTTATGTTAGAGACATGAAAATGTATATTCATAAGATTAAATTACCTGAACAAGACTGTAATCTCTTATTATCTGAGGGATTGAATATTGAATCACGAAGTATCAACATTAAAGATTATTGTCCGAATAATACTAATAAATTAGTTGTCCACTGGAATGGTGGTGAAGACATTATCATTCAAGACAATACTCGTATAGAACGTTTTGGTGAAAAAATCAAAGAGTTAGATGCAATTAAAAGAGTCTTGTCAAATAATGATACGAAGAAAGAAGAATCCTCAGACACTACTACAGAAAATGAAACAAACAATAAAGGCTATGAAGAAGTACCTGCGGAAACTCATGAAGAAGCTTTAGAGTTCGCCCGTTTGGAATGGAATAAATGTAAAAGAGAAGATTGCCATGAAATAGAATTATCCACCACAGGAAGTAGTGAATGGCAACATGGCAAATGGGTTCATGTATATATACCATCATTCAATATTGATGGTTACTATTACATTAGCAGAGTATCTGAAAATACAAGTTCTAGTCAATGGAAAGCATCATTAACCTTAGTAGAGTATCCTCCAAGTTTCGGTGAACCTGAAGAAGAAACTGAGGAAGAGGAAGAGGAAACTGAAGATGAAGAAACAAGTGAGGTAAGTAGTGATGTTACCAGTTAATGAAGATTCTATTAATTATCAATTTTTCAAAACATTAAATGATGATATTAAACTAACCCCGAACCAGTACGGTGAATGGGATATGGTATTTGAAGACGGAGACCTTGTTAATGTTACTGGAGCAGAATCATTAGCTAATGCTATTATCATATTGATAATGACAAGATATGGAGAGTTAAAAACTAATCCATTATATAAGAATGATTTTGGTTGTCGTGTTCATGAAATACCAAAAGACAATATTACAAACTTGAATCAGTATAAAGTGGAGAAATATATTGAAGAATCAGTTAAACGAATGAGACGTGTTAAAACAATTAATTCCATACAAGTTACACCTAATGCTGTAGGCTATAATGTTGTTTTAGCGGTTACTTCAATTAATGATACAGATGTTACTTTAAGAATGGAGTTGAAATAACTATGGTTGGTGTTTTATACAGTAAAAAAGAGTATCCTGAAATTTTCATGAATGAATTACAGAATGCTATTCTTCAAAGTCTGATTAGTAGGCAAGAAGAATTTGAAAGGTATATTCGTAATCGTGAGGATATTAGTAATTTTTATGTGATGATATTATCTGTTATTGCAGAGGCTATTGGTAATCTTTATGAGGATGTGGATAATGAATATTATAGTAATAAAGTTGATTATGCAGTTAAATCAGATTTAGAGGATTTAGGTGAACTGATAAATTGTAGTAGACCTGATGGTACATATTCAGCAGTTAATTTAACGTTCAGATTAAGTCAACAACAGCAAAATGAAGTTCGCATACCTGAAGGGATACTTACTCATTCAAAGAATGGTTTAAGCTTCAGAACATCAGAGGAATTATACTTTGGTATTGGTGAAGTTGAAAAAACAATAACTGCAATATGTACTGAGAAAGGTTCACGTAATCAAACATCAGCATCAACAATAACAGTTATTGACACAGATTTATCCTCCTATATTACTGGTTCGATTACAGTTAATAATGATAATTCTAGTTTCGGTGGTAGTGATCCATTTATTGATG